AAGCCAGGAAACAGAAACGTAGGTTACACTATGTCGCTAATGTTTTGGTTGTTTCTGATACAAAGCATCCAGAATACGAAGGTAAAGTAATGCTGTATAGATTCGGCAAGAAAATCTTTGAGAAAGTAAAAGATGCAATGCAACCACAGTTTGAAGATGAAAAACCCCTCAATCCATTTGATTTATGGGAAGGTGCTGACTTTAAATTAAAAGTCAGAAAAGTAGATGGCTATTGGAATTATGATAAATCAGAATTCTCAGCTCCGACTCCTTTGTCGGAAGATGATTCTGAACTTGAGTCCATCTATAACAAGCAACATTCTCTAGCAGAGATTATTGCTCCTGACCAATTCAAGTCTTATGACGAGATGAAAGTCAAGTTGGAAAGAGTATTAGGTATAACAGGTACAGTTTCAGGCGCTACAGCAGAAACAATCGCTGATGATAATTCAGCAGGAAACGTAGCTACAGCAGATGAACAACCTTGGAGTAATGTTGATACAACATCAACGTCTTCAAAACAAGAAGATAGTTCTCTATCTTACTTTGAAAAACTTGCTCAAGACGCGTAAATAACCATCACACGGTTATAAATACATATACCTAGTATTGGGATAGGGCATCGTGTCAGCCCTTGTACTCACTAAATCTTAGTGGGTGGGACTGTTAAGAATGGGGATTCTTAATATCAACAGCGGAAAGGTATCGAATGCGGCAGGCGATATCGTAGTAACGGCGGGTGAACGGGGCCAGTTCTACACTTCTATAAATTTATCCACGTGCCTGTATGGCTTGTAGAGTTGCAAAATCAGTCTGACCTGTTCCTTGGGTATATAGATTACTTGAGGCTTCATTCGTAGTAACAACGGCAGTTGTATTAACCTCTGTCTTTCTATCAGCATCTTTTTCAGCTTTTCTATCAGCATCTTTTTTAGCTGCGTCTTCTAATTGTTTTCCTCTCTCAGCATATTTAGCTTCAAAGTCAGCTTCAAGTTGTTTGTCGCGTAATTCTCTTGCAGCTAATTGAGCACTACGATCAGCGTCAACTTTAGCTGATGCTGCACCTTCTTCCATTTTGAAAGCTCTTATTTTCTTCTTCGCTCTTCTACCTAAAGGTCCATCAGGCATCATCTTCGCGAATGCCTCAAGTGCCGCATTTATTATCCAGACAAGACCGTCTTTAATTTTAGCAATCAGTTGTCTTATCCGATATCCAATATCGGCACCAGCGTCTTTAAACCAGTTGATTATTTTTGTACCTACTAGTTTTAATCTATCCATTGCCATAGCCATTTTTACTTTTATCGTTTCCCAACTTTCACTAAGTTTCTTAAATAATATAACTAACCCAATTACTAGTAAAACTATTAATGCTACGAGAGCTATTATGGGTAAGTTTGCCATTATGAAACCTGCTATGAGCATTACCATACCAGCTAAAAATATACCTATATTGACTATAAATCCTAATGCTCTTGCGGCTAGATGTTTTGCTGATCTTTTAAGATTTTTACCAAAGTCTTTGAAACCACGGGTCATTTTTCTGAGACCTATTTTGTAAGCGGCTTGACCTTTTCTAAAAGCTTTTGTTGCTTTGGTGAATCCCCTCCCGTCTTTTTCTGTGAAGAAATTATTAAAAGATTTTTTTAATGGTATAAGACGTTTATTCAAATGTGTTCCCATCTTTTTGAATGAATTTCCGATCTTAGTCAGAGTACTATCTTTGCCTCCACTCTCTAAAGGCTTTTCTTTGAAGTCAAAGATTTGTTGTTTAGAATCTTTGGGTGGATATATATCTCCGGCTACCATTCTTTTCATCTTGACGGCCGATGATGTTGGCTTCGCTTCTGCCAGGTCTTCAATTTTCTTAGACTTTTTGAAGAATAATCCCATCCGTTGAAAGATATTATGATAAGTCCCAGCCTCTTTAGCTACTTTCCTCTTTATCCTATCCGTTACTAAGCCTTTATACCATGCATGGATTATTGGCGCAAGACTTCTCCCGATCCAACCTGCTATATATTTAATCCCAGCCACCATAGTTTTCATTCCTGGTATATTCATGAGTTCACTAAATCCCATTGTCAACATTTGAAAATCTTGAGAGAGTGCATTTTTCATATTACCAATATCAGTAGCTCCTGCAACCCATTCTTTTAAATCAAGAATACCACTTGTAATTGAATTAGTGGCATCCATCCACAAACCCTGCATATGTAGACCAGCCTGTTTAGTTAAGTCCTTATCTTGTCTGGCCTTTTCTCTCGCTTCAGTTAATCGTTCTTTCTTAGCTTTAAAAGCTACATCTAAAAGAAATCTTTCTGTTTCTATACTTCTATCTTCATCTTTGTCGGTTATTTCAATGCCTGCACCTTGTACAGCTTGCATTATAGCTTTTTGATCTGCAGCACCTAAATTCGCAGGAATACCACCTTCAAAAACTTTTAATAATTCCTTTTGATTATCTAAAGTTTTTTTCAAATTCGCAGCTCTTTCTTTTGCAGATCCTGTCGTACCTTGTTCTTCAACTGCCGATATCAATTCTGATATTTGGTCATATTGTTCTTTGCCTGTAATTTCTTTAGCCATTATTATTTACCGTTTTTAATTTTTTCGATTTCCTTACTATTAGTATTTATGTTAGAAGTTTGAATTTGGTCGATTATTTTTTGAGCTTTTTCTTCATCACTATCTCTATGTAAGTCAGGATCAACAATCTTTTCTAATTTAAGAAAGGCAATTCTTTCATTAGGTACATATCTCCATGTGTATCCTTCTTTACCATAAACACCAAAGACTGTTTCACTCATACCGATCTTTACTATCAGAGCAGGACACCCATCAAGAATAACTTTGTCTCCTTCTGTAAAGGCTTTGTTCATTTTGAACTTCATTCCTTTAATAAAAGATGTAGCCCAATCTCTCATAGCTAATGCTACAATAAGAGTAAGAACAAATCCTATGAACTCTATATAAAATTGACTAAGTACTATCTCTGGCATAGTGTTTCCTAAAAGGTGTACCCTACATTAAAGGATAAGTAATTCTTATTGTGTGGATCTTCTGTATAAACATTTTTAAGACTGATTCTAATTTTATCTGTTAGTAGATAATTGAATGCTGTTTCGTTTCTGATCAACGGAACATTAGAAGCTTCATAAAGAAACTTATTTGTAAGATTTAATTTGGGTGCTACTTTATAAAAGAACCAAAGACTGTTTCTAAAAAGAATTTCATTTACTGAATTAGAGGATGTACCCATTTTTGAATTTAAATAACCTACAGCAAACTCATTACTCATTTTAATCTTTTCACTTCTGATAAGTTTATATCCCCAACCCACATTAACTTGGCGTCTATGAGTAATAGGTCTGAATTCATTATAATCATATCTGACTAATCCAAATGTATAATGTTTTGGTTTGAATTCGTATCTTTGTTTGAATGCTATTAAACCTTTGTTTGTATCTTTGAGTTCATCAAGTTCTTTATAACGATAATCAAATTCAATATCTCTTTCAAATTTTCCAGCTGGCCAACTATAATCTATACTTGTATTAATAGATAGATCACCATCATCAAGTTTACCACCGAAGTCAGCTTGACCAGATGCACCGACTATCTGAGGCCAAAACAATATTAGTCCAATGGCAACTACACCAATAACATATACTGCTCCCGATAAAAGGAATTCTATAATTTTATGTTTCATTAATCTTTAGCTACTACTTCATGTTGAGTTGATGTTGAATTAACATACAAACCAAACCATGCTGCACCTGCTCCGACTAATACTGAGATTAGTCCAGACTGTGCTACTGATGGATCGGCTAATGCCATGAACCAATCAGCTGATGTGAACAGTAAATAGATATACATTGTAATAAATGCTCTTGGGAATATTCTCCATCTAGAAAAATATTCAGGAGCTAACCACATCCAACCCATTTTATTAGGCCCTGCGGCATCCTTCATCTTTTGTATTTGATCTTTGAGTGCCCCTATCTGTGCATTCTTAGCTTCATATTCTACTAAATCAATTTGTACTTGATTCCGTACATTATAAGCTTCTCTTATTTCTTCTGCCATTTTTATTTCCTCTAAGTTTTCATTTTAGCTTCGGCAGCTTTATGCCGAGCTTCTTCTTCTTCCAACCATTTCATTAACAGTTGAACGTAGACTTCCCTCTCCCAAGGTATCATATTATATAGTTCTGTTAAACTATATTTATGATGTTGCATTAATCCAAAATTAGTGTGTGTAAAATTATATAAGTTATCATGTGAGAGGGCTAGTCGAAAAAATTTCCTATGCCCTCTAATTTAACAGTTTCTTGACTTTCACAAGTCTTACATTTATACTCAGTCACTATTGATAGAACTGGAGCACTTCCTAAATATTTTTGTACACCGTCAAACATTTCAAGAGACATAGAATCCATGAATTTTGTTAATTCTTTTTCTGTAAAATCATCTGTAGTGAAAACTTCTTCACCTTGGATAACTGCAACAATACATCTTTCCATCAATTTAAAAGCTTCTACAGTATTAGTATCATCTGTAGTTATATCTAAACCTTTCATTGCTTCATAATTTGCAAATTGTAATTCTATAGATATATCATTAGTTAGTTTAACTATATTAGATACTTCTTTCTCTCGTTTAACTTTAGCTGTTTCTAAGTCTACTGTAAAATTATTTTCCGTTTCACATTTACTACATTTCATACTAATATCTGAAGTTTCTCCAACAGATTTTATTCTTATTTGTAGAAACAAATATTCTAAATCTATTGTAGGAAGCTTCTCTGCTGTAATATCATCACAACAAACATTAATCAATCTAATCATTTCTTTGACTTGTGTATTTTGATCATCACTTTCTTGAGCAATCATCAAAATCTTTTGTTCTCCAACTAAGAAAGGTCTAAATTCTACTCTTTCGTTTGAAGATGGTAATACACAACTGTGCATCGGGGTTTCAAGTATTGGTAATCCCATAATATTATTTCCTCATTTTTATAATATAATCATTATTTATAATCTATTTCTAAGACTCTTTTAATCAAAAAAGAAATCTTCGGTCTTTTTTCTAACCTTCCCTTTAATCTTTTTACCTACTTTCTTGAATAGAGCTCCAAGAATACTGTTTGCAGGTTCATTTTCATATGATGATTTCCAAGTTCTATACCCGAAAGTTACATCAAAAGTTTGTATTGCTGATGAACTTGTATCTAATGAGAATCCTGATAATGTTTCTGGGAAAGCATCAATTAATTCTACTTCATATATGGCCGCGTCACTTCTATCTAATTGTCTTAAAACAACAGTTCCCGTATATCCATTATCAGCATAGGGATACTTCATTGCATACTCTCCATTATACATATATTCCATCCAAGTTTCTATGGCTTGTCTGTCAACAAGAGTATTGTCACTAAGAAATGTTATTGTAATCTCTTGGTCGTATTCAACTTTTTGAGGATATTTACGAGCAGGTCCACCAGGAATTTCACTATATGATTCTGTAGTAATTTTTCTACCCGGCATTGCGGCCTTTGAAACTCGCATACCTCGTATTCTTATACCGAGATTTGGCATAAAGATTTCAACTTCAAATCTATTTTGTCTAGCCATACTGTCTATATGGGACATAAATCTACTTAGTTTCATACGATTTTCCTACTTTGGCCCCAAACTGAACTGGCGTCAACTTTTCTAAATGAATCAGTTGGTAGAAATATTGCTATTTCCCAATCAGCGGGTTGAATTAATAATAATGGAGATTGAATATGACTACTTAAATAATGTTTGAAACATGGTTTAAACCATTTTAATTTTGCACTACCTTTAAGCATGTTATAAGTTAATCTCATTTTTGTTCCTATGTCATATCTTTGATCACTTGAAAAATCCATTAATGCATCTAAGAATTGAGCTCTGATCACAGGATGTAAGTAATGTAAATTCATACCATGAAATCCACCCTTTGCTCTCTGTATAGGAATACATAAAGGAAATCTGTCATAATATGGTAATGATGTCTTAAATTTAGGATCATATTGAAAATTATACATCCTTCCATATTGATGTCTAGCTCTTTCTGGCCCTTGAGCTAAAAGTCCTACGCGTGAAACCCTAAGATTACTAACCCTATTCCTGAACCAAGCCATAGATTCTTGAGTACGGGCTTGTACCCCCGCTCTAAATGCTTCTCGTTCTAATCTGTCAAATAATCTTTCAGCCATGTAAGTATTTATGTCATTTAATAGATATTAATTTCCTTTTCTGTAATAATTCTCCAATTCCAGTTTCTTTCTTCACAATATTTGATAGCTTGTTTCCATTTTGCGTCATTTATGATATAAGTGTTGACTTCTCTTAGATACCTTTTAGATTTTCTCCCTGTTTTTGTCAATTTTCTTTTAGGATTGGGTGGAGATGTTTGTTTGAAGGGTTTTACTTCAATAAGGTCTTCTACTATCAGGTTTGATTTGTTTTTATACTTCATATAGAAGTCTGGAAAATAGCGGTGCACCCGATTGTCTAACGGTGAGACATACGGTATAATGATTTCCTCAGAACTCCATTTTAATACAGCTGGTGTATTGTCTAAATATACCATAAATCTCCTCTCTAAGAGAGAACGATATATGATATTAGTAGGATTACCATTGTACTTTTTTGGGTTCTTTGGTTTAAACTTTCCTTTATAAGACATAAATAACTACTATATAGTATATATTACAGGAAACTAGTATGGCCGGTGGCGCAAAAATAAAAAAAGCAGCAAAGAAAATTAAAGGTTTGATATCTTCTAGTAAAGGAGATGCTAATGCCTCATTGAGTGATAAGTTTGGTATTGGAAGAAGCTTCTCTAATAAATTTGATCAAAGATTACAAGATGGTCTTAGTGATTTACTTGGAGGTGCGTTAGGTATCAAAATGTCAAAAGTACCTGAGATATCAGGTGCTGTATTAGACGCAAAAGAAAAAGCAAGATTGAAAAGACAAGCCGCCGTAACTAAAGGATCAAGAGCTGCGGGTACTCCAGGCACACAAGTCACTTTACAATTTCCTATAAATTATTTTATTGGAATTGAAGAAGAGCCAACAGATCGTCAAGGAGCTGGCACTAGAGGCACTCTTGGTGATGGAACCACAACATTAAACTTTCCTAATTCAATACACTTTAGAACATTAGCTAGAAAACAACAAGACCATTCAGAAGAGGCAGTAGGGCCCCGTGATAAATTAACTGAAAACATGGGGGGTTCGGCCGATGACATGAAACGGAATTGGAATAAGGATATAGGGGCACACGGTTCAGTCAATCCAGCAGACGAAACTATTTATGATATCTTTTTACATCTTCCAGAGAAATTATCAGATGAAGTTAAAGTTGAATATTCAGAAGCTTCGGCGGGAGCAATGCAACAGTTCTTTGCAAAAATGTTTGGAGGAGATGATGTTGAGGGAATGTCAGGTGAAAGGAATTTTGACATGAATGAAATTCTGACTATGTTTAAAGGAATGATGCCTGGTGGAGAAATAATGCAGAAAGCAGCAGGGCATATGACTAATCCAATGGTGTTTCAAACCTTAAAGAATGTTAATTTTAGAAGTTATAATTATTCGTTTACATTAAAACCCACATCACCAGCTGAAGCCGAGATGATAAAGGCTATTGTTTTTGCTTTTAAAAAATCTATGTTACCTGGAACAGCTGGAGAAAACAATATGATTTGGACTTTACCAAATGAATGGGCTATTCAATTTCAAGGTCCAATAAGAGATTGGGTTGATTTTCCATTAACAGCTGTTTGTACAGGAGCAACAGTTGATTATAGTCAATATCTAATGGCTGGAGATAAAGGAGGGAAAGGAGATGGAGCTCCAAGTTCAATTACTTTGGCATTAAGTTTTATTGAAACAGGACAATTATCAAGACAAAAATTTTCGGCTCAAGTTGGTGCAGGTAATTCAAATAGAAAATCACTAGCTGACGAAGGAACAAAACTAGGGGCTTTAGATAATTTATCAGATGAACAAATTAAACAAATTCAAGGTGGTAGTACTGAAGGTGGTAATCACGGGAGTTAATTATGGCACAAGGATTTTTTAAACATATACCAAACATCAATTACGATTTTAAGAGTGATGGTAAATACTATGAGGCAAAAGATTTGTTTCGTAAAGTGTCTGTTTGGGATTATCTACAAGAAGGTATTGCTGGTTATAGTTATTATCGTATAACTGAAGGAGAAAGACCTGATGTAGTAGCAGCTAAACTTTATGGTGATTCTACTTTATATTGGACATTTTGGTTAGTCAATGAAAATTTACAAGACCATAGTGATTGGCCAAAGTCTCAAAGATTATTTGAAAAATTTCTAGACAGAAAATATTCAGGTAAATGTTTAGTAGCTGCAAACTCTACAGATATAGTTTCATACGATCATTCATTAGATGATGATAAGCAATCAGCAAATCGTAAATTTGTATTAGGAGAAAAAGTTTCACAATCATCATCAGCTTATGGTTTTGTTACAGACGTTAATCCAACACATAATAGAATTACAGTTCAAACAAGTTCAACAGATTCATTTACTATAGCCTCGACTGTTACAGGAGCCACTTCAGGAAAAAGTTTTACAATATCAAGTATACAAAATGAACGCGATGCAGCGAATCATTATTTAACAGATGTTATAACAAATGCAGGGGAAGTGAAACATACTTTTAGAACAACAGTACCAACAAACAATACAGTTGTAACAAATGAAAAATATGAATTAGATTTAAATGAAGAAAAACATTTAATTAGATATATTCCCGCTCATTATATGAGTAGAGTGGTAAGAGAATTTGTTAGTTTAGTGAGGGATTAATTATGGCCGCAGGTTTGGATTGGGCAAGTAACCCGTTAAGTTATGAATTAGAAGTTTTAACTCTTGTTAATAACGAAGGTGAAGGGTTTGATATTCGTGAAATGATGTTGCAATGTAATATTTATGAAAACATCAGAAATAATTTTCTTTCTGGAGAAATAGCAATAGCTGATGCTGTTGGATTATTAGAAAATGCTAAGATATTTGGCCAAGAATCTTTAAGAATAAGATTCAAACAACCATACGGTAAAGGTGACAAAACTCCAGAAGAAGATACGATAGATCAAATTTTTAGAATTTATAAAGTCAGTGGTATTCGCCGAATGGGTCAGAACACTACTGTCTATAAATTAAATTTTGGTTCTCCAGAATTAATACACGCAAAAAGAATTCGAGTCAGTCAAGCATTAAGAGGCTCTATGACAGACATGGCCGGTCGGTTGGGTAAAGATCATTTAGGAATAGCTATTGATAAATCATTAGTAGATAAAGCTCCCAAATTAACACCCTATTTCCAAGTAAGAGAAAAATCTCAAGGAGATAAGTACCATGTCGTTATTCCGAATTGGACTATTAATTATGCTATGAATTGGTGTTGTTCACAAGCTCAAGGTATTGATTCACAAAGTGGGTTACAAGATTCTTATTTCTTTTTTCAAACAGCTAATGGCGGTTACAGAATTCAATCTGTAGCTTCTATGATGGGTGTTGAATATCTTGCAGGCGATCCCTTTACATATGCTCCTGCAGCAAATAATAAAACAGATTTAGCTTGGGATGAAACAGAAAAGGGCATAGGGCCTGGTAGAAGAATATTAGATTACACTATAGGTTCAGGTGCAAATGTATTAGAAGGTATAATGGATGGTCTATTTGCTCAAAAACAAATAACTATTGATAACACATATAAATATCAAACTGAAAAAACATATAGCTATCTTGAAAAATTTTATAGTGGAAAGAACATGGCAATGAATGAGTTTCCTTTAGTAAGGCAAACGCCAGAACAAATCTTTATAGGAGAACCAGCAGGAGATGAAGAAGATGTGAGTGTATCTCCTCATATACAGTATGGTCATATAAGTTCTTATCCAAATGCCGTTACAACATTAGAAAGTGATTCTCATTTTGTTAATGATGAAAAAAATATAATAAATCAAGCAAATCATAATACACATTTAGGACAAGCACAATTTAGAACAGCTGTTAGTCAATTACTTAAATATTATACAATGAATGTATTGCTACCAACTAGAACTGATATTTCAGTAGGACAATTAATCAATTTAATCATTCCACCAACAAGAGGTTTATCTAAAGAAGAAAATCCAGCTTTATTTCATAGTGGTATGCATTTAATTACAGAGATAAAATGGAGTTTAACTCCAAATGAATGTAGAACTAATATTAAAGTGATAAAAGATTCTACAATCAGTCAAATTGAAACAACACAACCAGAATTCTCACCGTTAGAGGAAGGAACAACATGAGATTTCAAGGTAAAGCAGGATTAATTTGGTTTACAGGTATTGTAGAAGATAGAAATGATCCTTTATTTTTAAATAGAGTTCGTGTCAGAATATATGGTGTACATACACACGATAAACAACTTATAGCTACTCCAGACTTACCATGGTCTGAAGTATTAATGCCAACTACATCTCCTTCTTTATCAGGAATGGGTACAACAACACATGGACTAGTAGAAGGTTCTACAGTCATGGGCTTTTGGCGTGATGGTTTAGACTTACAAGACTCTGTTGTTATGGGTTCTTTTATAGGTATTCCACAAAAGTTTTCAAGAGTAGATGAAACGATTGATGATTCAGGTGTAAGAAGTTTTACAAAGATAGATAGAGCTTCAACAGAGGGATTCAATGATCCAAGATTAGCTGCAGAGTCTGCTTATGATGGAACTCCTGATGGAAAAAATCCTAAACACATAAATCGAAATTATGGATTAACATTAGCATTAGATAAATCTCCCAAACTTGGGGGAACTGACGCCGCAGTTAGTTATCCTAGAGAAGTTTATATGGGAATGACAGATGTTAATTTATTAGCTGTAGGTATTGAAGGAGAGAATAAGATAGAAAATGCATATCCTGTTCTTAATCAATTAACTGGTGAACCCGATAGAGCTGATTATTTAAAACCAAAATATCCATTCAATCATGTCCACGAATCTGAATCCGGTCATGTAATTGAATTAGATGACACTCCTGATTATGAGAGAATACATTTATTCCATAGAAAGGGAACAAGAATAGAAATAGACAAAGACGGAAGCTATGTAGAAAGAGTAGTTAAAGATAAGTATTCTGTTATTCTGGGAGATGATACTATTACAGTTACAGGAAATGTAACAATCAATGTAAAAGGAAATGTCGATCTCACTGCAGAAGGAAATGTTGGAGTTACAGCTACAGATGTAAATATAGTATCATCAAAGCATGTAAAAGTTCTAGCTTCAACTACAGCTGATATAGTAGCTGCTAAAGCTATAAAAGTCCAGTCAATCGACAAAGTTAAAATACAGTAATGACTACAGTAGCTTCAATTGCACCAATTGAAATCCCAAAATTAGGCTGTCCAGAAACATTGATGCCAACTCCGGCAGATATGAAAAATATGATTAAGCAGATCGCTGCTTTGCCGGCTAAGATAACAGCTTTGATTCAAGTTCAAGCTGCAACTATGGCACAAGATGAAATTGATGGCCTGATGAGTGAAGTAGAACAATTACAAGAAGTAGTAGAACAACTTTTAGAGGTTATTGATGCTCCTAATTTCGCTAGTATAGAATGGCCTGATTTAAGAGGTGAGATTGGTATTGATAAACTCATGCAGAAATATCCTACTTTTCTTATAACAGAAATACTAAAAATTATAGCTAAGATTATAAAGTTTAAATTTGAAATTCCTATTCCACCACTTCCTATCAAAATTGATATCATTAAATTTGTTGGTGATAAAGAATACAAGGCTGAGTTAATAGCTAAACTAACAGGAAATGGTCCAGACATAACTGCTTTACTATCAGAGCTAGATCCTACAGCACTAGGATTAGAAGCGTTCACAAAGAAAGTAGACGAGATAAAGGCTTCTGCAGATTTATCACCTGAAGAAATCAAAGCACAAATAGCAGCACTTCCTTCTGCAGCTGAAATGGCCACAGGGGCTTACATGGATAAGGTGAATGAATTAAAAGGTGCTATTATAGATCCATTGTATGAAATACTTCCACCAGAGTGGCAGTCATTTGGGGGTGAAGAAGGTTTAGAAATTCCAGAATTAAAAGGTCAAGCTGTAATAGCTTTCATAGAATCTAAGATGAGTGGACTTGGAGTGGGAATATTAATGGATCTTATTGGTAAACTTATCAGTCTCTTTGATAAGATTTGGAAATTATTAGGATTACCAGACTTACCAATTCCTTTAAGTTTAGATATAGGAGCCATGATCAAGGAAATTGTAGAGGCGGAGAAAGCAAAGTTTACTGCAGCAATAGAAGACTTACAATCTTTAACAGCTGCAGGGAAATTAGAAGGTCTAAGTGAAGATGTTAAAGCACAAATAGCAGCTCTTGACAAAGAGGCATTAGGAGAAGAAGCTTATAATGAGGCGGTAGAAGCATTAGCAGGTTCAACATTGATAGATGCTAAGATAGCAGCATTTGATACAATGGGTGAAGCAATGTTAGGAGGTTTAGAATCAATAAAGGTCGCCGGTTTTTCGGTAATGGATATGATAGGTGGAGATATTGATGATCCGGTTGAAACTCTTACTTTAAAAAAGAAAAGAATATGTGAAGAAATAGGAAGGTTTAAAGATAACTATGTATTCTTTTTACTTAGAAAGTGGATGGAAATAGTGACTAAATTCTTTAAAGCTATTGGCTTAGGTAAACTGGTAGAATTTATAGGTTTAGATTTTTGTACTTTCTTAGGAATAATAGGATTTCCAAAGGTTGTTGATTTAAGTTTTACAGAAAAAATTAAAGAGATTGGTAGTGATGTGACTTCAGCTCTTCCAACGGGATTTGAATTAACTACAGAAGAACAGGCTATGAAAGATGCGGCCGATGCATTACCAATATTTACAGCGACTGAAAATCAAACTACATTTAGTGGAACTGGTGATGAAGGCGATGCATTAAGTTATACAGCAGGAGAGACAACAGTATTTAAATCGGGTGTTTCATTAGAAGATTATGTTATAGATGAAACCGGAGACACCCTTGTATTGGAATCTTCTAATGAAATTCTCCGCGGAGAGGAAGGCTCTGTGAAGGATGATATGGAATTTGAAGTATCTAGTCAATATACAGCAACAAATGGTACATCAATAGTTCTTACAGAACCAGCAGTTGCAGGAGATGTTATTTTTATTTTAACTGGCGGTAGTAGTTAGTAATGGATAAAATGATATAAATAGTAGTATGGCCCAATTTAATAGTAAAAATAAAGCAACAAGAACAGCACGAAGGTGGTTTACTGATATTGATATAAATATGAGATTACATCCAAATAGTAGGGATGTTGTTTTGAAATATGATATGCATGCAGTAAGTAGATCAATTAAAAATTTATTACAAACAAATCATTATGAAAGACCATTCAAACCTAGTTTAGGACTCAATCTTAGAAGTAAGTTATTTGAATTAGATATGGCTCATACTAAAGTTTTAGAAAATGATATAATTGATTTAATAGAAAGTAATGAGCCTCGAGCTACTGTTACAAGTGTAATGGCTCAATCTCGAGGACATTCATTAAATGTTCTTTTGGTTTATGCTGTTGGGAATGATCCCAGTCCACACGAATTAAATCTGACATTAGAGAGAATAAGATAACATGGCAACAATAAACAGTTCAAATATTAATATAACAGATTTAGACTTTGATGAAGTAGAAGCAAGTCTAAAAGAATACTTAAAAGGACAATCAGTTTTAAAAGACTATGAGTTTGAAGGATCTAATTTATCTTTACTTACAGATTTGTTAGCATACTCTGCTCACACTTCAGCATTCAATGCTAACATGATAGCATCGGAGATGTTTTTAGACACAGCACAAATCCGAAAGAATGTGGTGTCGCGAGCTAAAGAATTAGGATATACACCTTCTTCCCGAACAGCCGCTAAAGCTACTTTTGATTTAACGGTTAGAAATCCATCAGTAGCGGGTAATACTCCATCTAGTTTAACTATGTTGAGAGGCCATGAATTCACAACTGTTTTTGATGGAACATCATATACATTTATAGCTTTAGATAATAAAACAATAGTACCATCAGGAACAACATTTGTATTTAAAGATTTAGAGATTTATCAAGGACAATTATCTACTGATATTTATAGGTACAGTGGTCAAATTGCTAATCAAAGATTTCCAATATTAAATGCTGATGTCGATACATCAACGATAACAATTAACATGACTTCAAATAGTGTAGTAACAAGTTGGAGTTTGGCTGGTGATTTAACAGGTATTACATCAACATCAGAAGTGTTTTATCTTCAAGAAAATGATGATGGTTTGTTTGAAATATATTTTGGAGATGATGTAATTGGAAAACAACCAAAAGATAGCGATATAATTTCTATCTCTTATTTAGTAACAGATACAGAACATGCTAATGGAGCGTCCATTTTTTCAATGGCCACATCAATTAATGGGAACTCTGATGTATCATTTACAAGTACAGTAATGGCATCAGGTGGTAAAGACATTGAGACTCCAGACCAAATTAAATTCTCAGCTAGTAAATTCTATACTTCACAAAATAGATTAGTTACAGTTCAAGATTACAAAGCAAAATTACAAGAGTTATATCCAGGAGCAGATTCAATAGCTGTATGGGGTGGAGAAGACCATGATCCTATATCATATGGAAAGGTATATGTTTCTATTAAACCTTCTCAATATTCAAACAATTTAACAACAACTGAAAAAGATACATTAAAAAAATCTTTAAAAGAGTTGAGTGTTTTAACAGTAAGACCAGAAGTACTAGATTCAGAGATATTACAAATACTTGTTACAAGTGATTTTAAGTTTAATCCAACAAAAACATCTCAAACTCAATCAGCATTAGAAACATTAGTTAGAGCTTCTATTCTATCTTACGATACTCAAAGTCTTGCAGGATTCGATACTATGTTCAGACAATCTCAATTATCAACTAAAATAGATGCGACAGAAACATCTGTTCTTTCTAATATCACAAAAATCAAATTAAGAAAGAATTTATTGACTACAACAGATGGAACCGCGGCGTCTTATATATTAGATTTTGGTAATGCTTTGTACAACCCGCATGTTGATCACAATAAAACAGGTGGTGGGATTTTAGCAACAACAGGTTTTTATATTTCTGGTGACGCACAAGAATATTTTTATGATGACGATGGTTCAGGTGCCGTAAGAAGATTTTATGTCTCAAGTTCTACACGCGTTTATAAAGATAATACAGCAGGAACAATAACATATTCATCAGGTAAAGTAAATTTGAATTCATTAATAATGAGTTCTACATCTAATACTGATGATACAATAGATTTCACAGTTATTCCACGCTCATATGATGTCATATCGAGTCGGAATCAACTGTTGGATATCACAGCTTCCGAAATCTCTGTTACGGGTGTAGCAGATACGGTTGCAAGTGGTGAAACGAGTGCTGGAGTTGGTTATACAACCACTTCTAGTTACTCCTAAACTATGATCCATGTATATGCATGGAGTAGGATCCCCCGAAAGGGGTTTTAACAATGCTATTTAAGGAGGAAACTAAAAATGGCTGATAAAAAAATAACGGCGCTTACCGATTTAAGCACAGGAATAGATAGTGTGGATTTACTACACGTAATTGATGACCCTGCTGGAACTCCAGTAAACAAAAAGGTCACAGTTGCTAACGTATTAAATTACTTACCATCATTCCTAGCATTTGCTGCAGACCAACAACAAGCATTAACGAATGGAGGTGTTGCGAGTGTAGCACTACCTGTTACTGCTTTTACTACAGGTACATCTAGTTCAGGTGCAAATGCTGTAAGTTTGGCTAATGGTACACAAGGAATGTTAAAATTCATGTATCAAGCAGTTGAAACAACTAATACGCAAACAACAGTTATAACACCAGCAAATTTGTTGGGTTATGCAACTATAACTTTTGCTGAAGTTGGTGATGCAGTTGTACTGTATTTCAATGGTTCAAATTGGGTAATTTTATCCAATCAAGGTGGCGCATTAGCGTAATAATTAATTAATTATGCCGATCTTTTACGACAGAATCGCGGATCAAGTCGAGGAACTACTACCTGAGTTTTATCAGGAAGAAGGACCTCGATTTATCTCTTTCCTGAAAGCTTATTTTGAGTTTTTAGAGAAAGGACAACTGATCTATAAAGATGCGGCAGACATTGATTATATTGGTTTAGAAGATGGAACAGTAGCTGGAGAGGCTTTTAATACAGACGGCCAGAGAGGCAATATGTTACAAGAGCCAGGAAGTTATGCTCCATCTTCGATCACCTCGGCCAAATTAAATTATGAATATGATGTTGATGTTCCACCAGATGTGGGAGGAGATGTAGCACCACAACCAACATCTTTTGAGATGGGTGAATATGTTGTAGGATCTATTTCAGGTGCTATTGGAAAAATCGAGGTCATAGGTTCAAGTTCTAACCTTTATATAGAACAATTCTCAGAAGCTCAATTTGATATAGATGAAACTATAACAGGAATGACTTCTACCATGACGGCTAAAGTAGCTGGTTTCAAAGCTAGTCCTTTACATGCTGCAAACAATTTACTATCATATGCTGATATTGACAAGACTTCTGGAGATTTTGTAGAATACTTCAGACGAGACTTCATGCCATTTATTGATTTTTCACTTTCTCCAGTAGATATTAAAGTAAATAAAAGATTATTACAAAAGCACATTAAAGAATTATACTTAGCAAAAGGTACAAAAGAATCATACGAGTTTTTATTCAGAATACTTTATGGCCAAGAGGCTGAAATAACATTCCCGACAGAGAATGTCATAAGGGCTTCTGAATCAGAATTCGATCAACCTACTGTAATGAGAGTATACAGTACAGCTGACTTAACAAAATATGTCGGTGGACAAATTACAAAATATACTGGAGCAACTATTATAGCACAAGCTTGGATTAATAAGTCTAGTGGTGTTGGTGGTACAAATGACGGTGGAAATGCTTATGAGATAGAACCTATTTTACCTCATAAAGGAATTTTCGATCAAGGAGATCCAGTTGTTATAAGTGACAGAGATGGACTTAGAATAGATGCCTTAGGTACAGTTCGTGGTATCATGAGTAATATAGATCCTACTGAAGGTAGTATTTATGTTGGGATAGAAGATGGTACTGCTGGAGACTCAGAAGATATCATTCGTGTAGAGAACCCTACTACTATTTATATCTTAAATGAGGACGGCGATAATATCTTATATGAAGATGATGATTCACTTACATTTGAACATGCTTTACATTCAGAAGATTATGATGTAAGACCTTTAGGATTAGAAACAGGAACAGGAGTTGGTTCATTATTAACAGAAGAATCAGTTTATGACATAGATGAAAATTTAATTACTGATTATGTTTTACTAGATGAAAATACAGATTTTTATGATGGTATGGTTACACATAACCCAGAAGTAATATTGATAATGGAAAGTAACGAGAATATACAACTTGAAGATGCGTATGGTGTATTATTGAGTAACGATTCACAAATACCAGATCAACAATGGATAAATTTACAACCAAGTGTTAGAAGTATGGCTGGTGGACTTTACGGAGAAGAAGCATCAACAGGTTCTTTATATGTAGAAGATGAAAGTTTCAATTATCAATCTCCAGCTGGAGGAACAGCTTCACAATCACTCAATCTTATTAGTTCAATTGGTAGAGGTGGAATTACTGAAGTAATTATTGATGATGGTGGAATTGGTCATGGAGGATATTCAGCTGTCAGTGGAAATACCGGTGGTGTACCACTAGCTACGCGAGGGTATTCAACAGGCGATCAGTTAGTATTTCTTAATGACGGTACAGCTGGTTCTCTTGCATCAGCAATTGTAGGTGTGACTGATGGAAATATAGAATTAGAGTCAGGAACAACATTTGGAATTCATACTTATACAGCTACAGCTGGTCAAACAATATTTCAAGGTTTAAGTAATGAAGGTAGAGTACTAGGTTTCGATCCAACAAAAGTAGAAGTTTTTGCAAGTAATGAAGCTGGTAACTTAACAGAATTAACTAGAGAAACAGATTTCATAACAGATCAGTCAGGTCAAAAAATAACTCTTATAGGTAATTTAGCAGTCTTGGATACTCAAGGAGTATCATACACTCTTGCTAATAGTGATGTTGTAGAAGTGATCGCATCATTCAGAGGATTAGCGTTAGAAAATGCATTAAGACCAGACAGATGGAATGTAGTAACACAAGAGTTTGAACCTGAACCAGGTTATGTTACTAATGAAGAAGCAGGAGCTATCAACAAAATACAAATAACAAATCCTGGAATAAATTATAAAACTCCACCACAAGTTTTTGTAGGTGGATTTATTTATTATGACACTATGACAACAGGTACAACTTTTACAGTTGGAGAAGTCATAAGAGAATCAGGAAGTAATGGTCTAATGGTCGTAGTAAGTCAGGATACTGACAAGAAAAGAATATTAGTTTATAAAAGAACTACAGATGTTGCCGGAGTTCCGTCAGGAACAATCACAGGTCTGACATCAGCTTCATCATGTACTATACTACAAACGAATGTAACGGCCGGAGGTGTATATGGTTCTGTTCAAGGTGCTAAACTGTGGGCTTGGGGTGATGACATTGGTTCAATCAAAAAATTGGAGATGCAAAATGTAGGTCATGACTTTGATGAAGGTGGTATTGGTAATTATAGACAACATGCTATAGTTAAATCTGCTTCAGGTGCTCTTGTTGGAGCTACAAAAGTTACAGCTAGTTTAACAGGAGCGACTGGAACAATCCATACTTTTGATCCTTCAAAAAATATTGTTACATTAAAAGATGTGAAAGGTATATTTAATGATGGAGATTATTGTACTACAGATGAGAGTCCATCAAAAACTTTCTTCATTGCTAAAATTAACCCTGCAACCGCTCGGGGAGTATTACAAGGTACTTCTTTAATAGGTGGAAACTTTACTAATGATACAGGATTCCCTTCAGTCGATTCACAAAGATTACATGATGGTAAAGTTTATCAAGATTACTCATATATAATTAAAGTCGGTACAAGTATTAATCAATTTAGAAGTATTGTTAAATCATTATTATCTCCTGCAGGATCAATTTTCTTTGGTGAAATGGCCATTAGAAATCAAATTGACGCAAGAGCAACTGTATATAAAGCCAGTTTTGGAGGAGATGATCCAGATACGGCAGTGATGGATGGGCCAAGTACAAGAGCGTTTGTTCCAACATTAATTATTGGTTCAAGAATGGATGTGGCTGACCTAGCCTTAGAAGATGGAACAGTTCCGGGTGGGATAACAAGATTAAATCAATTAACATTGACAGGAACTGGAGCTACAGGAGTATACACAAATATAAGTCCTGTTGTTCATACTGCTGGTGGAGTTCCTGGTTCAGGGTGTACAGTATCATTACAATTAATGTCAAATACAACATATTCAAACTTACAAATCATTACTAGAGGTACAGACTATAGAGAAGGAGATACATTTACTATTCATCAAGAGATGGTAGGTGGAACTGAAACAAGTCCGTCTACACCCTTTGCAACTTTTGAAATTTCAGAAGTTGGATCTCCATTAGAAACAAGTAGTCATTTAACATTTACAAGTTCAGCTGATCCAATTGGTAAGATAGAATTAGAAACTGGTGAAGGTGTCATGTCTACTGAAAGATTCTTGTCAATAGAAGATCGTTACGCACCAATCCTTTATGATAGCCAAGATCCCCCACAAGCAATCGGTTATAAAGTTTTTAAAGATCAAGCATCAGGAATATTCTATTCAACTGTTCCAAATACTCCGGAGGGGGCACAAGCTCTTATTGTAGGGACAACATTTGAACCGGCTGATAGAGATTTCTTTAATAGATATCTCATGGCTGAAGTTTCAGTAAAGGGACATAGAGTTAATAAACGATTAGAAATATTCCCAGCATACAATCAACATAAGATATATTATTCAACATTAAACAATGCCTTAGCAGTAGGAACTAAAGTAAGAGGTGCTACTTCTGATGCCTTAGGTATTGTAATGCAACACGACACAACAAACAAATTTATTATTGTTCATAGAGATCAGAAAGATTGGGGTAAAGCCGGATCACAATTCTCTGGAACAGAAATTATACAAAACACAGCAGCTTCTACAAACTACTTTACAGGAACTTCAATAGAACTTAATTGGACTCCAGAAGATATTGTAACGAAACGAGAACCTACAGCAATTACAGCAGATACATATATACCAAGTCAAGCACAAAAAACAGCTGCAGAAGGTGGTGGAGAAACATATACTCATACAACTATTCCAGCTCCAAATCCAGGATATGTAGGTGGTTGGCATGGTAGAGGAAAGACTTTAGTATTAACTGATCATTCAGAATCTTATGATTCAGAAATGAAACAAAGAAAGGTCACTTTAATCTCATCTCCGTTATACACTTCAGGATCAACACAACGAAGACGAGCATTATCTGCTTCTAATAATACTAAGACACCACTTAATCAAAGAGCTGCAGAAACCTATGTGGCGGGTGACCGATCAACAACAAGAAGAACAACAGTTATAGTAGCTGGAGATACAGCTCAACCGTATCTAGCTATTAATGGAACAGCATTAAGATTAGATGATATTAAGAATAGTGTAAGTCGATTGCCTGGAGATTCTAGAACTTCAGCTCAAGTGGCCGCGGACACTACTGATGGTGTACCAAATAATGCAACATATCCAGATATCGCTGGTGGTGTTAATTGGGGATTTAGACCTGCAGGACAGAAATTATACGAATCAACGAATATTATTTCAGAGAAATTAATCACAGAAACTGGAGACAGTATAGTTCCAGAAGATGATCATGGTAATATCATTGGAGAATATTTTGGTGGAGATGGTATCGTCTTACTAGAAGATGATACTGAAATGTTGTTTGAAACAGAAACAATACTAGAGGACACACATTATTTTGTGTCTGAAGAATCAACTCAAATTGCATCATACAATTTTGTTGGTGACAATAATGATAGAATTATTGATGAAACACTCAGTAAACCTATCATATTAGAAGAAGCGCTTATGGTTGGTCAGAAAGAATCAAATCAATCTGGACCAAGTATGGGTGATTTAGGGAATATCATGTTTAGTGAGAACTATGGGATAATGAATAAAGTATATGAAGAAGATTTTTATGTTCTTGATGAAACCGATAGTGATAATATCTTAATGGAAGATAATACTTTACTTGTATCTGAATCAGATGATGTCATGTTAGAGACTGGAGAGCATATGTTACAAGAGTCTCCTTCAGAAGGACTTCGGATTAGTGACATAAGTAGTATGTATCCGAACAGATTAGTAAGCAATCTTGAAAGAGAATTAGGCAGAAGAACAAATTTAAATCATTCTGCTGTAGTTCAGACAGGATAAATGATATAAATAACTATTAACAATTAATTAAATTACAAGGGTAAAACAATGGCAGCAATAATAACTGAAAAATTTCGTTTGAACAATGCTAAGCAATTTGTTGAAGATATAAGTCAAACCAGTTCAGGTGCATATACTTTTATCGGCAGAGGGCATGCGTGGTCAGATGATTCTGTACCGCCAACTCCAGTAGACAGTCCAAATGATGAATTCGATGCATATCGTAATATGGTAGCATTGAAAAAAATAACGAATACAGATGTATCGCATGCGATTGTTAGACGAGATTGGACAACAGGAACAACCTATGACGAATATCGTCATAACTATAGCGCATCTAATACAGCAACAAGTGGAGCCACAACTTTGTGGGACTCACTTTACTATGTTATAACAGATGATTATAATGTATACAAATGTATATCTAACGGAACTGGAGTTTTAGGATCAACCACAGCCGCGGCTTCAACTCAAAAACCAACTCATACAACAAATAGTACATTAACTCTGGAATCAGATGGATATGTATGGTGGT